CACTTCGGAATCTCGTCAGCGTTCCTCCCCGTTGTAGATGACTGGGACAAGTGGTTTGAAGGTTGCGAGGAAATCTGGCGTAACTCCATCGCTAGGCAAGAAGAGATCCTAGGAGAAATGGCCCAAGAGATCTATGATGCATGGAACCAGGGAGAGATTGATCCTGACTCTGATCCTTGGCTTTCTCAGATGGATTGGGAGTGTAACTTCAAACTCACAAAAGCTGGGAAGCCTTCCTCTAAATGGTATGGCATTCCTAAATGGTTGAGAAGTGTCTCTGAGATTCAAAAAACTGAAGAGGGCAATAAGCTCGTAATCGGCGGTATCTCTACTAAGAATCGTTTATCTCACTTCCTTCTCCGACTTAAGTGGGATGAAAAGCCAATGACCTATCTCACTGATAAAGGCTGGTGCTTCATTAGCGAAGATATAGGCGAGTATGTTAGACTACCCCACCCTAAAGGAGAGGGAGAGAATGTCGGTGGTGTACTCTCTAAAGACTATAATGATGATTTTGAGTCTGGTATGCTCAGCTCAGATCTACCTCAAGCGAAAGAACTAATTAAGCTTGCAATTAACGTATCCTATTGGACATCGGTTAGAAGCCGAGTTCGTGAACAAAATGTCGCTAAAGTTAAAAATCCTCTCGGTAAAGAATTCAATATTATTGTTCCAGCAACAGTCCCTCACAATACTTCTACTAATCGGGCTGGAGAAAATCTCTGGCTCACCGTTCCTGATCCAAAGTTTGATAAAATTGGATCCGAGATCAAAACCAGAGTACAAGCTCCTGATGGCTGGGTTTTTGTTGAATCAGATTTTGATGCCCAAGAAGCTGTTGTTGCTTCCATCTTTGCTGATTCCTATTACAAAGTGGCTGGGTCGACTCAGTTCTCCCACGCTATTCTTGCGGGATCGAAAGACAACGGAACCGACATGCACTCGATGACTGCTAAGGCAATCGGAATTTCTCGAGCAGTTGCTAAAGGCTGTAACTATGGGATGCTTTATGGATGCGGGGCTAAGACTCTAGCAAATACCATTCGTAAAGGAAATAAATCTATCCCCATGAAACAAGCTGTTGATATGGGTAAGAAACTTATTGAGATCAAGAAAGGACGCAAAGCATATCGAGGTATGAGAGAACTCATCGGTGGTTCTGACTCTTATGCATATAACGAGATGGCAAAGATTGCCTGTGAGAAGACTCCTATCAATCCCCTAAGTGGAACTAAGATGTCCACAGCATTCCGTCCTAGCTCGGTGGGAGATGACTTCTGGACTATGAGAAACAACTGGTGTATCCAATCAACCGGAAGTGCGATGCTTCATGCATTCATGGCAGCTATGGAGTGGTTGATAAAGGATCATGGACTTAATGCTAAGTTTAATATGTCAGTACATGACAGTATTCTGTATATGTGTCCAAAGGAAGAAGCAGAAAGACTTGCAGCTTTATTCCAAGTTGCCCATGCCTGGTGTTGGGCTTGGATGCGGTATAATTATGAGATCTATGAGCTTCCTGTAGCAAACGCATGGCTCTCATCTATCGAAATCGATCACATTTTCCGCAAAGCTGCAGACTCTAGCACTAATACCGTATCTCAACAGAAGAAAGAAAATGACGGAAACTCAGTTACAATTAAAGACCTCATCCCCGTCTTTAAAAAACTTTGAAGAAATAAATAAATACTTTGAAGTTAAGTACGGTCTCTCTCTTTTTATGCAAGAAGAACCTTACTTGATGGCGGGCAAGAAGCCTCAGTATTGGGTTGGGCTGATTAGCACAGACTTTGCCCTATTAAAAGCCAATGGTGACTTTACAACAAAGTACCCTAAGAAAGCAAACATGACAAAAAACGCAGGGCATAGGTGCATAACACTTAATACTCTGCGCAGTAACATCCAGAAAGGTAAAATGTTATTTATGAGGGCTTAACAGTCTAGGTTGCCTTTCTTATCTGGTTCAAACTTTACACTCTGACGAGACTTTGGTCTTTGTTGGCCGATGCTACCAACATCATTTCTCCACATTCCGAAATCAATATTAAGCTTAAACCAAGGAGGATAAGGTCCTTTGTTCCTCTTATCACACTTCCACACTTTCTGAAGTGAGCCTTGGATTACTTTATCTTGATCTATAACAAAAGACCCATCTGCTGCGTATCCTCTGGCTTCTTTAGGTATAAAATTATAGGTTGCAGTTCCGTCTTCATCAGCTCCGCAAGTGACTTCTAATTCAGTTCCTTGAGGACAATCGCAAGCTTTTGCATCTTCTACTACATAATCTTCTGTTGTGTCTGGTCCTGTTGTCCTGCTCCAAACAGCAAGTCCTGTGGGGGTCCCATCTTGCGTCTGCAGACATTTCCTAGTTGGCAAGAAGTCTCCTATGGAGATAGGATCAAAAGCCGCGCAAGGCTGGCTATAGAATCTTCCATCGGGTACAGTAACTTTTACAGAATAGTTTTGCTCATATATAAATTGAGAGGCTTCTGTGACTTGGACAAACCTCTCGCTATCCAACTCAAAACCTGTGGCAAACTCTAGCCCAGGTACTTCAGGTACCCATCCGGTAACAGCGTCTGCTATAAGATCTAATAACGGCAGAGAGAAACTATGCCCTTCTCTTTGAGTTTGTTTTTGAACAAGAGTGACACTGTACGTCATTTTCCTTGTTCGGATAGTGGGCATATAAGCCCCACCACCCATTTCATTTGTTGTAGTACCTGATACAAAACTAACAATAATCATTGCTTGTTCTGCGACTCTGCCAGATTGATCCAGCTCTTCGGCAAGACGAAGTACTACAGCGCTCTGCCCTATAGTGCTATGTACCCTATAATGTAGCTGATTTTCAATCTCTAGTAGCATCAGAACTCGCCGCCAGACAGGTAATCAGTTAGAACCCAGCATCCACTTCCGTTGTCATACACGAGGAAGTCTCCTTTCTTAACGCTTCTAGTAAACTTAACGTCCACTAAATCCTGCAACTTACGGGTTCCTTCTAGATCTATGATATATTGACGAAGAGCAGCTGCATCTTCTTTATACTTTGATCCATCAGGGAAGATGCCAGTTTTATATCCAGTAAGATAGCCGTAGCAGTTACCAGCATCATTGTTGGTGACATACATTGCGCCACCACCTGCGTTTGTAGGATAGAATGGGTTGTATCCTTTATAAGAATTAGTAGTCATTAGAATGTATCTCCTGTGGTTAATCCACCGTAGTTATCAAATTCGCCGTCTGCAGATGCGGTATCATTATCTGCAACAAGGCCGTCGCCTTCTTCAGGCTTATCAGCGTCTTTTGTATTTACAAAGCTAGATAGCGATCTAGTAGACTCAAGAGCATCAAACAATACATTGGATTGCTGACTGCTATCACTTTGAACTTCAACCATTCCAACTGTTTCTGGTTCAAGCGCTCTATCATACTCATAGTTCTGAACTGCTGATTCTCTATTAGCGTAGGGGAAGCTTCTATCATTACTACCTTCGCGAAGCACCCATTTGTTCATGGATGGCTCAGTGAAGCTTCTACCTCTCTGATAAGAATGCTTTGTCATCGAGCATCCAGATCTCCAGTAGCGGTACGCTTCTTGCCACTTGAGCCCTGCACTTGGGCTTCCTTTGGATCCCCAAGCTTCTAGTTGCTGGAGGGCTTTCTCGGCTGCGTCTTGAACTTGAGTTCTAGGACGTAAAATATCTAGATAGTACCTAGCAATAGTAGCCTGAGTCCTTCTAAATGAACCGGCTATAAGTACTTTACCTTGAGGCGGGGCGCTATCAATATAATTATTAATTAGCTGAGCTGCATCATTTAATGCAAGTTGGATCTTATGTATATCTACTTCGTTACCCGTTGGATTTTCAATATTAGATAGCTCTATGGCCTCTTGAAAACCAAAAATAGATATAAAATAATCTACAGTTGCAAGATTGCAATTGCTCGCTACACCATGAATATCTCTAGGAGGTTGTGGTCCTGGCATAACTTATAATCTTCTTCCTTTTACTTTAAACAAAAAGGGCTGACCCGTAGGCCAGCCAGTTTGTCAAGTTTTTGACGGTTAATCAGACGCAGTTGGTAAGGATTGCTCCAGCACCAACTTTACCATTTTCGCCCATGCCGACTAGCTCGAATGAACGCTCAACAAGGATGTCACCGGTGAATACACGGCGCTCGATGTTGAAACGCTCAGGAGTAGCGATAGGATAACCAGCAAGAGTGTAGGTGTATCCGAAAGCAGGGTTACCGTAGTTTGCATCCAATGCAGGAGCGAAACCGTCGGTGGCACCAGAAGGCTGATAGAAGAGAACGGCTACGTTATTGTAGATGTTCTCAAGAGCACCAGAGGACTGGTTAAGCTTAAGACGACGTGCAACACGAATCTCGTCAAGGCCAAAGATGTTGGCGAGAGTTGCTTCGTTGACGAGAACGCCACGTTGCATGAAGTCTCTG